ACCTACGCTGAACTCTTTTCGGACATGGGTTCGACTCCCATCGCCTCCACCACACAAGAATCAGGCGAACCCCACAATCTACTTCGTGGGCGCGTTCTTCGTCCTGATTATGCCGCTCCCTGAGCGGTAACAAAAGAACCACTGCATAAGGTCAATGCCTTTTGTAGTGGTTCTTTTTCTTTTTACAGTATCAACGAATCACATTGTTTTCTTTATTCACTTACTGCATTATACAGCATCTCCAAAAACTGTCCCGCCGTTGGCCGATGATCCAGCGGGTATCCCGCCAACACCTGCACTTTTTCCAGGTCAGTTTTCCATGCCAGCTTTGCCGTCCTGCGAACAGCGCTCTCCACAGCCCTCCAAGCATGACCAGAAGCTTCCGCCACAGGCAGATAAACTTCCTTCTGCAAGGCTCGCAACCGGTCAGGCCTGGTGCAAATCAGCGTCATACACTGCCGGAGAGTATAATAATCATTCTTTGTGCGAATGATACCCAGAGGGCGCAGCAAGTGGTCAAATTGTGTATCAGTCATTCTAACACATCCTTTCGCCCATCATGCTACGCCTTTTGTCGAAAGAAGTCGAAAACGCAAATTCAGCCCCGAGGAACCATCAGGCTCCCCGGGGCCGTTGTCAGCTGCCGTTCTTTTCTTCCGCCCGCTGCTTCAGCACGTCCACAGCACGAGTCAGCGCCGCCGGGATGGGCACACCCATCAGTCCGGCATTCTCCACGATACTGATAGTCTCATTGCATACAAACGCAATGACAACGGTGTCCCGAATAAAGTTCGACCCGATGACAGCATCCAGCCTGCAGGCCACCAGTACCACCAGCAGGCTCACACCCTTGCGGCACAGGCCCTTCCAGCCTGCCCGGCTCTCAAGGGTGCCAGTTTTGGTCTTGGGACTGGTGTGGAACACCCCCGCCACGATCAGGCCGGTGATGTAGTCGATCGCCATAAAGATGATAAGCGTCTGCAGCGCCGTGTCCCAGCCGCCCAGCAGGCTGGCAATGGCCCCACCCACAATGCCGATGGCCGCACAAATCTCATTTTTCATTGTCATTCTCCTTTCACTTTGCCCAGCCCGGCCCGCTGGATGATGGCAGCATAGTCCTTGTAGGCCACGCTGAGGTCTGCGCCCTTGGCGATGCCGGGGATCTTGCCGCTGCTGGTGTACTGCCACATCCCAAAGGCCCAGTCAGGGGTGGGCTTCCTGGTGCGGTAGGCCGCCAGCCATACGTCGTAGGGCTTGAGGGCCGCGCCGCCCATGTAAAGGTTGGTCTGCCCGAAGTTCAGGCCAGTGTAGAGCATGGCGTACACGCCCCAGCTCTCCACCACGCTCAGGCAGTGGGCCGCGATATCGGTCAGGGCGGACTTGCTCAGGGCCGCCTGCAGCTTGTCCTCGATGTCCACAGCCACCGGGAGCTGGAAGGCTCTGCCGTCCAGCGCCTGCTTGAACAGGGCCAGCTCCCTGTCGGCCTGTGCCTTGGTGGTGGCCTTGAAGTAGCCGTACACGCCCACCGGGATGCCCAGGCGCTGGCACTCGGCGTAGTTGCGGGCGAAATAGGGGTCGAGGTACGGCTTACTGGTTTTGCCCTCTTTGCTGTTGCCCATGGCCCGGATCATCACGCCGGAGACAAGGCCGCTTGCCTTGACCTTGTCCCAGTCAATGCTGCCCTGCCATTTGCTCACGTCAAGTATTGTTCTAGGCATTCTGCGCCTCCTTTGCAGTATTCAAAGTGACTCCCGCATAAACTCGCCAACTCGTACCGGCATCATCATTGGGCCAAATCGTGACATGCTTTCCACTGCAGATTGGCCATGCATGGAATTGTCGAATCCCATACATTTCACTGCCGAATGTATGCGCTCCCGGGTTTGTTGTGCAGGGATGATGCGGTAGCTCGTCCATGGTCATGGTATGCACATGGTAATGCTGCGGGTCTTTCTGATACTCAGCTCTCTGTAGGGCAACAGCTTCCTGCACGATCTTGTTAAGCCCTGCCTGGTCATACTCCATTTTGAAAGTTCCGCTCTCGAGCAGCTCGTCCAATGTTCCCTCCAGGGTCGTGTCACCCAGTGTGATGCACACCTTCAGGTCATCCATTGCTCTGCGCCTCCTTACTGTGTAATTTCCTCAAAGCCGCTCTTGATAAGAATCGCCTTGACCTTCTCCTTCAGCAAGCGGGGGCAGCGCTCATACAAAGCCTTTGCTTCCTCCGCAGTCTCAGCAGACATGATTTCCTGTGCCCATAACATCGCCATCATAAATACCAACCTTTCTAGTCTTTTGTAACATTTACGCATAGACAGTCTCGCTCATCTCAAGCAGACACTGTTTCAGCATCTCGTTTTCCTTTTGCAGTGCAGCCACCGTTTCCGGCATCTGCGCCATCTTAGTTTCATGCTCCTGCTGCCGGGCCTGTTCGTCCAGTTCGTCCTGCGTGTACTTGATATACCGCTGGATTGGCACTGTCTCATCCCAGGCGGGCTTCGGTTCAACACCGGGAACATCGATAACCTCTTCTACGATGGTGCTGCCATTGGCAAGATGTTCGATAGGGACGTAATGGCTGACCTGCTGAACTCCAGCAATCGCGTCATGGTGCACGATTTCCACGTCATCCACCAGCCGGCCCAGTGTCAGGTCAGGTGCTTCGGTTAGCTCAACGCCGTTTTCGTCAATGATTTTCATACTTGTCCTTTCTGCAAAAGGTTCTTCCTTTGGGGAACTGGAGAGCGAATGCGAGGCTGAGAGGGTTATCCTACTCTCTGCCATACGTTCACGGCCACATAGGGGTTCATCAGGCTAAAAGCTTTGCCTCCGCCGGTGGGCCCTACGGTCACTGTGTGGGTGTGCGCTCCGGCAGAGGATGTGGTTTCATTTTCCCAGCCACTCTTATAAGAACCATAGCTATCACTTTGCTGGTAGGCTCCCCCATACTCGTTTTTGACCTTTGAGACGGTTGCCGTATGCGAGTGCCAACCGGCACTTCCGCAGCTGCCACTGTGGGAGTGACTTGGCAGCTGTGTCGTGGTCAAGGTCACTGTTTTGCTGCCACCGGTCGCTCCTGCGGTATAGATGTCACCGGCGGCGATGATGATACAGTCTTTCAGCTGCATCCAGATAGTGTCGGCATACATCACCGCAGGGCTGGTATCATCATAGACCTCCAACACATAGTCCACCGGCGGCACCCAGCCGGAGTTGATGTTATAAATCACTGCTCCTGTCATAGAGTCACCTCCTATCCAATGCGCTCCCACATATACCGCACAACATAGGGCATCATGATACTAAAAGCGTTGCTGCTTCCTGTGCTGCCTACCGTCACCGTGTGAGTATGGGTTCCGGCGGACGACGTGGTCGAGTCACCCGAATATGGGTAGTAGCTTCCGTACTCTCCTCCGCCATAAAGCTCGGTTCTTCCGGAGTATACCGTATGTGTGTGTGCTCCGGCGCTGGATGTACTGCCTGTGTGAGAGTGAGACGGTATCTCGTCTACGGTCAGAGTGTGGGTAGCGCTGCCGCCGGTCGCTCCGGTGGTGTAAGTGTCACCGGCGGCAAGGATAGTCCTGTCCTTGATCTTAGCCCAAGTAGTCCCTTGGTACAGCTCCGCCGGGCTGGTCGGATCAGCACTCTTCCAGACGTATCCTACGTGCGGGATCCAGGCACTTCCGCCAATGCCTTTCACGGTCCCAATCATCCGTGTTCACCTCCTAGCTGACTCGCCGCCAAACATTTTTAGCAGCATAAGGGTTCATTATGTTAAAGGCCTTGCCCGAGCCGGTCGCACTTAGCGTCACTGTGTGGGTGTGCGCTCCGGCAGAAGACGTTGTAACTTTTTCGCTTCCGCTCAGATATGCATTTTGGTAGCTGCTGCTGCCGAAGTTCATTGAGCTGCCGTCCAAAATCGAAATCGTATGTGTATGCACCCCGGCCTCATAGAGGGAGGCGCTGTGGGTATGGGCGGGCATCTCGTTCACGGTCAGGGTGTGGGTGGCGCTGCCGCCGGTCTCGCCCAAAGGGTGCGTCTCCGATGCGCCCCACAAAAACCGGTCCTTGATGCGGGCCCAGGTGGTGCCGGTGTAGAGCTCCGCCGGGCTGGTGCTTACGCCCATCGTCAGGATGATGCCCACGGGCGGCACATAGTCCGCCGCAGGTACGCCGCCTACTGCGCCAATTGCCATTTCAAAGTCTCCCTTCTTATGTCGGTATCCGTTCCATCAAAAGCAGCCGCAGCGAAATTGCCGCAGAGGGCACTTTTGCCGCATAGAACCGGCAGTATCCGGATTCAGACTGGCAGATGCTGCCCAATCCTGCTTTCTGGGCCACAGCAACACTTTCCAGACGGATGGTTGCACTCGGTTCCAATGCCGACGTGCATCCGCTGACGCTGGCATCGTACTGATACGCCAGCCCGGCAGATTTTGCACTGGAATCGGATGTGGCTTTCCAACCGGAAGTGGCAAGCGAAATATCATACGCACGGATGATCGTCCCTGACGGCCCCTGCGGCCCCTGTGCACCGGGATCACCCTTGAACGCTCCAGACGCAGCGGCTTCTTTCAATGCTTTCATTGCCGCATTGGCCGCATTGGTGCTGGCTTTCTCTGCCCGGTCGGCATCGTTCTTCGCCGCCCCCGCGCTGGTGGATGCCTCCCCGGCCTTGGTGGCGGCGGTGGAAGCGCTCCCCGCAGCGGCGGTGGCCTGCTGGGTGGCGGTTTCTGCCGCAGTGGTGGCCGTCCTGGTGGAGTTGGCCACATCGTTCAGGGCCGTGGTGCGGGCCCGCGCGATGTCCTGCAAGGCGGCGGTATGCTCCGTCTCCGTGTCCTGCAGGGCCCGCTTGGCGGCGGTCTCGCTGGTCTTGGCGGCGGTCTCGCTGGCGGCGGCGTTGGTCTCGCTCAGGGCTGCTGCGTCCTCGCTCTTTTTCGCCGCCTCTTCACTGTCCTTTGCCTTTTCCGCACTAGCCTTGGATGCACTCTCACTCTCGGCGCTTTTCTTAGCGCTGTTCTCAGATGCCTCTGCGCTCTTTGCTGCCGCTTCCTCACTTTTCTTTGCCGCAGCAGCACTGTTTGCAGCCTTTTTGGCATTTTCCCCGCTCACCCGCACGCTTTCTTCCATGCTGGCGGCAGAGTTCGCTGCTTCTTTAGCAGATTTGGCCGCTGCTTCCTCACTGGCCTTAGCCGCGTTCATGCTCTCCAGCGCCTGCTTGGCGTACTTCGTCACCTCGGCCACGAACTGTTCATAAATGCTCGGCGTAATGTTCTCGGTGGTCGTGTCGGTGTCGATGGTGTCATAGC